GACGTTCATGGGCCAGTTAGTAGATACATTGAAGCGGCACGAAGGTGTAAAGGCTTTTGCATACCAATGTACAGCCGACAAGACCACCATAGGTGTCGGGCGCTGCATTGACGAAGATGGTGGTATTGGCTTGTCTGACGATGAGATAGAGTATCTGCTGTCAAACGATATAAAGCGTTGCGATGAAGAGCTAGCCGCTGCCTATGACTGGTATGAAGGTCTTACTCAACCCAGACGAGATGCTATGATAAACCTGTGTTTTAACCTTGGTCTGACCAGATTGCGTGGGTTTGTCAAAGCCCTAGAAGCCATGTCTCGTGAACAGTACGATATAGCTGCTGATGAGTTTATGGATAGCAGGTGGGCAAGTCAGGTAGGTGATCGTGCAGTGGAAGTCACTGAGCTTATACGCACAGGTGAGTATAGATAATGGCTTTGCGTAAGCTGGTTCTACGTCCCGGTGTAAACAAAGAAGTTACACGTTATGTAGATGAAGAAGGCTGGGCAGACTGCGATAAAATACGGTTTCGTGCAGGCTATCCTGAAAAAATAGGTGGGTGGCAGCGTATATCTTCTAATACGTTCTTAGGTGTTGCGCGTGCACTGTTTAACTGGGTAACCCTAGAAGGACAGAAGCTGCTCGGCGTAGGCACAAACCTTAAAATGTATATAGAAAAGGGTGGAGTCTACTTCGATATAACACCTGAACGTACGCCGTCTGGCGTGTCTCTTACTGATCCTTTTACGACTGTTTCTGGCTCTACTACTGTCACTGTTACAGACGCTAACGGGGGCTACATAAACGGTGATTTTGTTACGTTCAGCGGAGCATCTGCTGCGGGTGGGTTGACCTTAAATGGTGAGTTTCAGATAACGTACTCTACCGGCAACACATACACCATAGAATCAAGCAGTGCAGCCTCATCTTCTGCCACTGGCGGCGGCTCTGTAACAGCAAAATACCAACTGAACGTAGGCCCAGAGTTTGCCGTACCGTTAGTTGGCTGGGGTGCTGGTGGATGGAGCGAAGGCACATGGGGTAATGGAGCCACATCTACGGATTCATTGAGGTTATGGAGCCAATCTAATTTTGGAGAGGACTTAGTGTTTGGCCCTCGTGGTAACAGTATCTACTACTGGGATGCCACTAACGGGCTTACCACACGGGCAGTAGAGTTATCCGCTCTATCAGGTGCTTCTAACACACCAACCAAACAGAACTTCATATTGGTATCTGACGTAAGCCGGTTTGTGTTTTGTTTTGGGGCTAATACGTTAGGAACATCTACCCAAGACCCAATGTTAATACGTTGGTCAGACCAAGAAGATGTTGTTAACTGGACTCCTAGTGCCACTAATCAAGCTGGTGATCTAAGACTGTCTCAAGGTTCTGAAATAATAGGCGCATTACAGGCACGTCAAGAGATTCTTGTGTTTACCGATTCTGCTCTGTATGCCTTGCAGTACGTTGGCGGCACCATAGTGTGGGGTTCGCAGCTACTATCTACTAACTTATCTATAGCATCACAAAATTCGGCAGTGTTTTCCGATGGCGTAACTTACTGGATGGGGTTGGACTCTTTCTATCTATACGACGGTAGCGTTAAGAACTTACCCTGCACAGTAAAACGCCACGTATTTACTGACATAAACCATGAACAGATAGAGCAGGTATTTGCTGGATCGAACGAAGGGTTTAACGAGATATGGTGGTTCTATTGCTCTGGTACATCGACCACAATAGATAAGTACGTCATATACAACTATGAACAGAACATTTGGTACTTTGGCAGTCTAGCTAGGTCTGCTTGGTTAGATACCGGCATACGTCAGTTCCCTGTTGCTGCTACCTACAGTAACAACTTAGTCACGCATGAAGACGGACTAGACAACAACGAGGGTAGCACTGGCTCTGCTATAACTGCGTTTATAACGTCGGGGGAATTTGACATAGACGACGGAGACAAGTTCTCGTTTATACGACGTTTGCTACCTGATATTACGTTTGAGGGTTCTACTGCGGATAGCCCCGCAGCTACGTTTGAGCTACTACCCTTGCAGTCATCTGGTTCTGGGCGAAACGATCCACTGTCTGAAGGTGGTTCTAGCAGCGGCACTGTCACAAGATCTGCTACGGTGCCTGTAGAAAAATACACCACACAGGTGAATACTAGGGTAAGAGGGCGACAGCTCTCTATAAAAGTTCAGTCTGATAGTTTAGGTGTAAAGTGGCAGTTGGGTGCCCCTAGACTAGACATAAGAGCGGATGGGAGAAGGTAATGCCTACCTATAATTTTGTAGCTCCAAGACTCCCTGATCCTCCAAGAGAGTACACACCAGCTTCGTTTGAACTGTTTAACAACGCATTGCGTCTTTATTTCAGGCAGCTAGACGAAGGCATACGAGAGCTATCCGCAGCGCCAGAAGCTCAAGCACAGGCATGGTTCCTTGGCTAATCAGTATAAAAACGCAAAAGTAGATTTAACAGCTACTACTGCTACCACGCTGTATACGTGCCCAACAGCACGTACTGCTATTGTGAAATCTATTCTTGTGTCCGAAGATTCGGGTAACGCAGATACTATAACGGTAACGATTACCGATGCTTCCGCTGCGGTGTTCAGTTTGTTTAAGGTCAAAGCTGTTAGTGCTAACGCCACAGTAGAATTACTTACTGCACCCCTAGTGGTAGAAGAATCGGAGATAATAAAAGTCACTGCTGCTACAGCTAACAGATTGCATGTCGTCGCTAGTCTGCTGGAGGTAGAGTGATGAGAGGTAACTTCGGCCCAATAAATTTAGATTTTTCTGGGCTAGGTGGTTTCTTTGATCCTAGTAAGATTCCCACCGCTGGAGATTTTGGTCGATTTGGGTTAGGAGGGTTCCCTGCACCTGTTAGCGTAGCACCCCCTCCAGTTATACCTGCTCCACCTCCTGCTCCACCTAGACCTACTCCTGTAACGAGACGCCCCCCTGCACCAGTTACATCATCTCGTGCTAGTCGTGCAGTACCTAAGCCCGAACCTGTAGCGCCTGCACCAGTTATGCCTGTTGGAAGAGCTTATACCTCCATAGGCCCAAATCTTAGGTCTGCGTATACACCTACTGCGCCGATTGCACCACCTGCGTTAAAATCACGAGCGCCTACACCCGCACCAGTAACACCACCAAACAGAGTAGGTAGACCTGTAAGTGGTGGTGAATTTATACCTGAGACAAATCCACAGGTGATAGCTAGAAAAGCAGCGCAGGCAGAAGCAGATCGTAAAGCTGCATTACTGTATGGAGCGGGCGCAAAACCCGCAGAAGTAGCTGCTAGAAAACGCGCTGAACGTGCTGCACCTACAACCGCAGCGCCTAAGCCGGTGACACCTCCTCCTGTAACTACCGCACCTACAGCGGAGTCAATAAAGACACGCGGAGAAAATAAACCCATAGCAGCTAAAGATGCCATACAAAGCTACAAAGACACTTTGCTAGGTGCAGCAAGTAAGAATGTCTACGACACTGTAGATGATGTGGACGAGGTAGATGATTACTACGATAGGGTGTTTAGAAACACTGTTATAGACCCGCTAAATCCTAAAGAAGCCCTCGATAGAGAGATGGCTATGGAGATAGGCGGTGAAGGTGGCGGAAGAAATTACTACCAAGCCCCTAAAGCAAAGCTAAGTTTTACCCCAGATGAATACCTATCCGAAGTGGGCGGCTCCGAATACCTAAAAGGGCTAAAGAGTGGCACAGGTGTAGACAAAGATGTAGTTCGGTCTGCCTTCAGTACAATCGCTAATACCGGCGGTGCAGATACTGCAGCAGCGTTAAGCAGTTACTACGGATTCGATGTAGTACCTACCACTGGCACACCAAGCATTAGAGATTTCGGTGGTAACTACGAGTCGCATACAAACGCTTCGCAAGAGCAAATTTCTGAGTTCCAGTCACTTGTAAAACCTATACTTGCTGAAACCATACCGTACATACAAGCAACTGAAGGTGTGGGTTACCAAGAAGCATTGCTGGAAGCGTATAAACGCGACCCGATGCTACAGTCTATGTACGCTAAGTACGGCGTGCAGCCTATTCGCCAGACTAAAGACGGGTCTACTTACCTCTACGACCCCATGACTTTCGGTGAAATACGTACCAAGGAAGTCAAAGACAGTTCTGTCAAAGACGCACTAAAAGTTGCTGCCATAGTTGGGTTGTCTGTTTTTGGTGGTGGAGCACTTGCTGGTACGGCTGCTTTTGGTGGTGGTACGTCTGCGGTTGGTTCTGCACTGGCTTACGGCACAACATCAGCCGGTATTACTGCTGCTACAGGTGGCGATACTAATGACATACTAAAATCTTTTGCGCTTGGCGGTGTAGGCGGATTTGCTAAAGGACTTAGTGCAAACGCATCGGCCTTATCAAAAGCGGCTACAGCGGATGCATTTACTTTGGGTGCCGCACTACCAGATCCTGCACTATTAGAAGCTGCAAATGCCGCTGCAAAAACTGCCGATACGTTTGGCAAGGTAGTGGAAGGAGCTAAGTTTGTAGATGCTGCGATAGACGGAAACGTAGCAGGTGCGGCTATATCTCTGGTTGGCCCTAAATTCACTAAAGCAGCAATGGATAAAGTGGGGCTAGATAAAGAGTTTTTAGATGGCTACAACATAAACCAAGACGATGCTGTTGCGGGGTTTGTTAGAACCGAGCTTGAGTTAGCGAAAGGCACCGATTTTGGTGATGCTATAGCTAAGGGTTTTGAGGAATACATAAAAGAGGGCGGTGCATTAGCGCCAAACAACATGAAGACCCCGGAGTTTATTAAGAAGATAGGAGACGTAATATCAGAGACCGGCAGTCTCATAGACGATACTTTTTTACAGCCCGCAAAAGGGTTTGTAGAAGGCACGGTCAAGGTATTGGGCGATGTAGCAGAACCTGTGGTTGACGTTATCGAAGATGTGGCAGGTGCTGTGGTAGAAAAAGCACCACTCATAGAAGATGCAGTTAAGGCTACAGGAGCGGCAGTAGAAGATGTTGTTAAACCGATAGTCGAGCCGATCATAGACGCTGCACCCGTTGTAGAAGATGCAGTGCGGGCGGTAGGTTCTACCGTAGATGACGTAATCATAGAACCAGCAAAAGAGTTAGTAGAAGAAGTAGCACCAGTTGTAGAAGACGTAGTGAAAGATGTAGGTTCTGCTGTAGACGATGCCGTTTTGCAGCCTGCAAAAGAAGTTATTGAAAGCGTGGTAGAGGCAATACCAAAGCCAAGTTTGCCGGACATTGATCTACCAAGTATTGATGTTGACCTACCTGACTTGGATATACCGCTGCCTGATTTTGATGTGCCAGTGCCTACACCTACGTTTACGCCTACACGCACCCCCTCTTCCTTTATCCGCACTCCCGGCATACTGCAAGAGACAGGTGCAGAGTTGTTTGATCTCGGGGATCGTGAAGAAAGACGTACTAGCGGTGACGACACAATGGCTTTCTTAGCTAGTCTAGCGGGGGGTGGTATGGCAAACGGTGGTGCGGTCAGAAACTCTTATGGTAGTCTTGATGAGCTACTACGTATAGTCGGAGGCAAGTGATGTATCTTAATCTTCCTGTTATGGGCGGTTCGTCTGAAGACGACGCATCTGACTCTAGCATTCTTGATATTCTTGGATTTGGTTCTGGTAGAGAGGGTCAAAGCACTATTGGCCTACTTGAAGATTTTTTGAAAGGTAGAAGCTCAGACCCAGTTAGATCTGGCGATCTTGGCGATCTTGGGGGTTTGCTCGGTGGCGGTTCTAGTGGCAAAGGAGATCTAAACTTAGGTCAGTTAGGTTTAGCTCTAGGACTATCTAGCTTCTTAAAAGATAGAGGTGCATTCAGCCCTGATATAGCACCTGTTGGGTACCAAGGTGAAGTGCCGCGATATACTGCTGTACGAGAACAAGTTACAGGCAGGGATGACACAGATCGTCGCCCCGGCAGTGGCGGTAGACGCTATTTTTCCGACACCATATACGCTAAAAAACCTGAAGGCCAAGAGCCTATGTCTGTTGAAGAAGCTCGTGCCGCAGCTAAAGCACAGGCAGCAGGGTTTATGAAAGGCGGTTCAGTGTTACAAGGTGGTGGCTATCTGCAAGGTGATTCTGATGGGCAAGCCGATCTTATACCCGCTGACATTGACGGCGTGCAAGAAGCACGGTTGAGTCATGGTGAGTTTGTGCTACCAGCAGATGTGGTAGCAATGCTTGGTAATGGCAATTCTGATGCAGGTGCAGAAGCACTGGATGAGTTTATGAGTATGGTACGCACCAAAGCTACTGGCACACCTAAACAACAGAAGAACATAGACGCAGATCAAGTGCTTATGATGCTGTCTAAAAGGATGGGGTAGGTTATGAGTAACGAACTTACAGTAGAAGATCCTAACAGCCCCGTAGGACAAATATCTGGAACTCAACAAGGACTAGCGGAGTTTGCTGGCCCTTATGTTACAGAGATGCTTGGCAAAGGCATGGCTCTTGCCGACAAACCTTTTGATGTATATACCGGCCCACTCACTGCCGGTGTCAGTGGGCTGCAAGAACAGGCTTTTGCTGGATATGCAGGGTTAAATCCTAACCAGCAAACTGGCATAACTTCTTTTGGCGGTGATATGACTGCTGGACAACAGTTTGGTTTTGGTGATGCCGCAGGACAAGGCTATCAAGCAGGATTTACCCCCGGCTCCTACGATTTGTCTGGTATGCAGCAAGGCACATTTCAAAATACATACAACCCAGAAGCATTTACTGGGGCTGCTGCACAACAATATATGAACCCATACTTGCAGGCTGCGTTAGAACCGCAATTGCGAGAAGCAAAACGACAAGCAGAAATGCAGCGCGTTGCAGATGCTGGTCGATTGACTCGTGCCGGTGCTTTTGGTGGATCTCGTCAAGCTATATTAGAGTCAGAAGGAGCGCGTAATCTAGGTACGCAGCTTGCGGATATTACTGGTAGAGGTTATTCCGAGGCTTTTGGTCAAGCGCAACGACAGTTCAACACTGAACAGCAACGTGCAATGGCTAACCGCGATGCCATGATGGCTCAATTTAACGAACAAGAACGTATGCGCCAGCGTATCGCTGAAGTCGGTGTAGATCAGTTTAACAAAGAAGAAGCAGCTCGGCGGCACCT